TTATCAGGAACGCTACGCGGAATACCGATACAAACCATCACAAATAACAGGACTCTTCAGGAGCAGCGCTACAGGCACTCTGGAGGCATGGCATCTGGCGCAGGACTTTTCTGCGCTACCGGTGCTAAACGCTGCGTTCATAGTCGATAATCCACCGGTGGATAGGGTGATAGCGGTACCCGCTGAACCACATTTCATATTCGACTCACACTTTCAAATGAGATGTGCACGGCCAATGCCGGTTTACGGCGTACCCGGGCTCATCGATCATTTCTGATGAAGCATTTAAAAGGTCTAAAAAATCAGGCTGGAATATTATCAGCCGGGCTGGGAGCCATAGCAGGAGGTATAGGGGGTTCCCTAATATCAGGGATATTCTCATCGAAATCAGCCTCGAGGCAGCGTGGCTTTCAAGAGATAATGTCAAGAACAGCCCATCAAAGGGAGGCAGCCGACTTAGAGGCCGCGGGCCTCAACAGAATACTTTCTGTAACAGGGGGACCCGGGGCATCGACCCCGGGGGGCGCTAAGGCAGATACGCCCAATTTCTCGGCATTAGCGCTGGTTAAAGCGCAAACAGAAAAATTAAATGCCGAAACAGAAAACGTAAGAAAACGAACAAATATCATGGTCCCGGTAGAGGACGTAATGACTGGACTAGGGGCGATAACTACGCCCCTAGCAGACGAGTTCCAACAGATAGTAAAGAAACTGCCAGATATATCATCTGCAACAGAACAGCGAAGGCTAATAAACGAAGTAGAAACTTTATTAAAGAATAAACCATCGGACGTAACCGGAATAAAGGAATATAATAAAATACAGAAATGGTGGTTTAAGTATCGCCACCGCAATCTACCACCAGTTCACTGAGGAACATAACATGCCAGCAGCACAAATCAAGTTCGTAACGGCCTATGGGCCGAAAACAAGCGTCCGAACTTCAATGGAAGGACAAGAAACACGCACTCATCAGTCTGGAAAAGAAGAGTGCGATATAAATAAAATAATGGCTAAGTACGTGAAAACGGGTACCTTAGACCATCAAAGAGAACACGGTGAAAACTACGGGTTCGCAACAAGCCTCGATCTTCTCGAGGCAATGACGATAGTCACAAAGGCAAACGAAATGTTTGACGACTTACCCGCAGAGGTAAGGATAAAATTCAACCACAATGCAGGGGAGTTCCTAGACTTCACGCAAGACCCTAACAATAAGGCAGAGCTCATAAAGTTGGGTCTAGCTGTAGCAGAAGGAGCAAACCCAGTGGTTGAAGACACTCCGGCTCCGCCAGTTACGGGCGAGAGTGCGGCGTTACCGGCAACGCCGGAAGCCGCGCCGGAATAAAAACAAAATATGTATATAAAAATACATATAAATTCCCACTTTTCAAGGGGGATAAAGGGGGTTCGTACAGTTGAACCTCTTGTTCTTAACTGTACGGACTGACACCGTCAGTCCAAAAACGAGCGTAAGCGAGGTAAAAAAGATGGAAGAATTCCAGCTAAAGTCATTTAATGACTTAACAAAAAAAGAAAGAGCGGCCGAAATGGAAGGGTGGCTGAAAGACCACGATATGACATGGGCCGATATAGATAAATTTCACGAAGAGGAAGAGAAATGTATCGATCAAAAATGAAGCGAAGTAAATCAAAGAGAAACTTCTCTAAATACGCGTCTAGGACGCATAAAAAAAACATGTCAGGAAAGCCCATGAGGGGCGGTATAAGACTTTGACATGTTACCACCCATTGAAGGCGTATCAGCAGCAAGGAATAGATGGAAATTCGAAGATTTCCTTCAAAAGCTGCGGCGCCTCAATAAAAATCAGCCTACCATGTGGACAATGTGTTGGCTGCAGACTGGATCGGTCCCGCCAGTGGGCTATCCGCTGCGTACACGAAGCCAGTCTATACGAAAATAATATGTTCTTAACATTAACATATGATAACGAACATCTACCCTGGACCCATAGTCTGATAAAGCACCACTTTCAAGACTTTATGAAAAGGTACAGGAAAAAATATGAAGATCAAAAACTTCGTTATTACCATTGCGGTGAATATGGTCAACCAAGCGAAGAAAACAATTATATTGCCCGCCCGCATTATCACGCAATTATCTTCAATCACGAGTTCAAGGATAAAGTTTTACATAAGACTAGTAATGGTCATAATCTTTATACTAGTGATACTCTTAACAATATATGGGATAAAGGTTTCGCTTATATTGGAAACGTCACGTTCGAATCTGCTGCCTATTGCGCCAGATATATACTTAAAAAAGTCAACGGAAAAAATCAAGAAGAACACTACACAAGAACAGACCATTCAACCGGTGAGATTCTGCATATGGAACCAGAATACACAACAATGTCGCGTAGACCCGGAATAGGATACGAATGGCTAAAAAAATATAAAACCGATATATTCAGAGATGACTTTATAGTCGGAACGGACGGTTTAATAATAAATCCACCAAAATATTACGACTCGATACACGAGATCGATAATCCAGAATCATATAAAAAAATTAAACAAATACGAATAGAGAAATTAAGCAAACATAAAAAGGACTTAACGCCGGAAAGGCTAAAAACTAGAGAGCAATGTAAAATTGCTCAAATAACACAATTAGAAAGAGGCTTATAATGCTACAAAAAATATTTACTATTCATGATATAAAAGCAAGTGCGTACTTGCCACCATTCTTTATGCCACAAACAGGAATGGCATTAAGAGTATTTGGCGACTGTATTAATGATCAGGAGCATCAATTCTCAAATCACCCAGAAGATTATACTTTATTCGCTCTGGGTACTTTCGATGATCAAACAGCGATAGCAATAACAACTCCACCGGAATCATTAGGAAACGGATTGGAGTTCATCGTAAAGGAAGGGGACGAAAATCAAACAGAAATGTTTAAAGTCCCCAAAAAACTCAACTCTAAAAAAGGTAAGCAACTGTGAAAAGAACTAAATCAGTAATGAAGCATCAATTCAGCCAGGTACCAAAGGCTGATATTCAAAGATCGTCATTCGATCGTTCACATGGTTGCAAAACAACATTCGATGCCGGATGGCTCGTCCCGATCTTCGTAGACGAAGTATTACCGGGAGATACATTCAATGTAAAAATGACGGCATTCGCAAGAATGGCAACTCCAATTTTCCCAGTAATGGATAACATGTATATGGAATCATTCTTCTTCGCCGTACCAATACGGCTACTATGGGATAATTGGGAAAAATTCAACGGGGCGCAAGACGACCCCGGCGATAGTATAGCGTTCACAATACCAACGATGAACGCACCAGCATCAACAGGCTATCAGGAAATGACCCTTCAAGATTACATGGGTATACCAACAGAAATAGCCGATCTAACACATAATGCATTACATACGAGGGCCTATAACTTAATATATAACGAATGGTTTCGGGACGAAAACCTGCAAGACTCGGTAGTTGTCGATACCGACAACGGTACAGATTCACCGACAGATTATGTCTTGCTAAGACGGGGTAAAAGACACGATTACTTTACCTCCGCTTTACCATGGCCCCAAAAAGGAGCGACAGCAGTTTCATTGCCATTAGGAACTGTGGCCCCCATAGTGGGCTTCGGTAAATCAACAACAGTATTCGCCGGTGTATCAGGAGGATTCTACGAAACCGAATCGGCCGGCACAGAAACATACGCAAAATATGCGCTGTTGGATAAAACAGTAGCAGACCAATTATTTGCGGTAGAAGAAAATACAGTAACAGCCGGGTGTCCCGGCATATATGCGGACTTAACCAATGCAACTGCAGCGACTATCAATCAACTCAGAACATCCTTTCAAATCCAAAAACTACTCGAGCGAGACGCCAGGGGCGGAACTAGATATACAGAAATTATCAAAAGCCATTTTGGCGTTACTTCACCAGACGCCAGACTCCAAAGACCTGAATTTCTTGGCGGGGGGTCTTCCCCGGTTAATATCTCAGCTATCGCTCAAACATCATCAACGGATGGAACCTCCCCGCAAGGGAACCTTGCAGCTATGGGAACAGCCATCCTTGAAAATCACGGATTTACAAAAAGTTTCACTGAGCATTGCGTACTTATTGGACTCGTATCAGTTCGGGCAGACCTGAACTACCAACAGGGACTAAATA